AGTTAAAGCCTCTACCTGATCTTGAAGCTTTTGTAGCTGGCGTTTATTTTCATCTTGAATTTTTTGCGTGTGGCGACGTAGATCACCATATCTTTTTTTGTATGTCTGTTCCTCTGCACCTAGATTTTGTTCTGCTTCTTCTTCGCGTTGAGCTTCTACATCTTTGTTTCGCTCTGCTTCCAACTCTGCAATCTCTTGCTCATCTTCAGAAACTCTATCTCGCTTATATTTAATAGTAGCAACGCGATCTTCTTGTACTTCAGCCATAGTCATGGTCTTCTCCTTATTGGGGGTCTTTAGTAGCCTAACACCATGTTAGGGGTAAAAAGTAGCCCTCGTGAAATTAATAACCCATTAAGCCGCCTCTACGAGCAGTAGGTAAGTCTGTTTCTCTCAATGCCTGAACTCTTCTAATCCCTCTACGTTTAGGGATAAATCCTACTCCAGGCTGAAAAACAAAATCAGTTTCTTCTTGATTTTTATCTTCATCACCTTCTAATTTTTCTTCAGTGATTAGCCCAGAATCTTCTCCACCACCAATTGATGTGTCATCTACTGCTGGATCGGAATCTCCTATTGTTGCACCGGATTCTCTTGCCTTATCAACTATTCCTGACATAAGACCTATAAATGCATCACCCACGATACTTCCGGTAACTAATTGACCTTTATCTCTCATGTCACCTAATTTTTTTTCAGCAGATTTAAGAACACCATCTATTGCATTAAGAATGCCGGGTTCAATATCTTCTTTACCGTAATTAGGCACATTTTGTTCAAGCAAGTTTTCAATTGTTTGCTGAGTTGAATCATCCTTTGCCGCATCTTTAGATCCTGTACCTAATCCAAGAGTATCTTCATCTTTATCCTCGCCACCTTCATCAAGACCTGTCCCAAAACCTTGATCACCATAAGCAGATCCATCACCGATATCTAAATCAAAACCTTCCATTGAGGTATCTTCACCAATATCAGAAGCAGCACCAGTATCATCAGGTCCACCTGGAGCACCACCTTGAGCAAAAGGCATAGCCATCATACCGCTAGGGTGTGGCTTGGCAACGACAAGAGTAGTCTTAACAACACCTTTAGGTTCTTTTAGATAATCCATCTCATCATCGTCTTCCTCGACCATACCATTTTCATCTACGTTTTCGATGATGTCGAGATCTTCCATTTGTTGTAAAGCAGATAGTGCTCCTTTGTGCATAGATACAATCCGCTCTAGTCCTAGATATCTTACAACATTGGCAGGTAGCACATACTCTCCGGTAGACAGGTACGCTGGGATATCGTCGGCCACTTCTTCTGGTGTTGCACCTGGAGGGGGATCAGCAGGTTCTTCATCATCATCTTTAACAAAATCAGCTTCTTTTTCAACAGACCCTCCTCCTGCTTTTTTTGCTCTTTGTTTTTTGAGTTCTGCTTCCGCCTCTTCTTTTTCTTCTTCTGTTGCATCAGCAAAAGGGTCACGAGTAAAACTAGAGTCTTTCTTAAAAACCTCTTCTACAAAGTCCTTTAGATTTTTAGGACGATCTTTAGGCACAGGAACTTCTTTTGGCGCAGCCGTAAAGTCTGGAGACTCTTTAGCTTTTTCCATTGTTTCTTCTTGACGCTCTAGTAATTCTTCCATTTGTTTTTTGGTCATCTCTGCCATAATTAATCCCTTCTTGCTGACCCCTGCACTTCATCTCTCATGTGCATTAGTTTTTTTAGCGCAGTAACTGCACCCTGCGCCCTATGCAGAGTTGCTGCATCATCAGACTGTTCTAATACACGATGATGCTCGTTAATCTTCTCATTCAAATATAATTCTAATAACTCTGTAAAACGTGTCGTATTAACTAAAGGTAAAACTTGTTTAGCAAGTTTAGTATCCATTACCCACCTACTTGTTGTAACGCTTGGACAATTTCAGGAGGCAACTGCTGTTGCGATTGCTGTTGTTCTGGCTGAGGTTGTTCACCACCGCCTGTTGGAGCACCCTGTTCATCTGGAGCAGGTGCTTGACCAACTCCTATGTTACCACCACCAGTACCCATTGGGTCTTGTCCGACAGCAGTTTGAGGATCAGGTTGAACTTCTTTTTGCATTTGCTGTAACAAAAGTGCTTGACGCATAGCTTCTTCTGGATTATTAGTAATCTTCTCTGCATCCAGGTCCATTGTTTCTGCAATCTCACGCATAATGTATGGAAACTTTGCAAACGGTGCAAGAGTAGGATTGCTGACGATTTGTAAGAAACTAATCAATCTCTGTGATCTAACTTCATTGCGCATGAAGCTTTCAGTGCCACGAGCTTTTACTTCTAAGTCACCCTTAATCTCTGGGTCAAAGTCAAACTGCATATTAAAAGCAAACAATGCCTCACCCAAAGGACGTAATAAATAATCATCTAAGTTTTTAATCACAGTACGAATAGAACCACTCGCAGCACCCATCAGCATAGAGATACCAGATGCAGTTCGACCAGTGCCTTGAACACCTGTCTGCCCATAAGAGTACGACGGTAGACCAGAGGACTCGTCAGCGAGAACGCGAGCCTTATCAAAAAGCATCATATTCTCACCGGACACGTTAGGAAACTTCGTGCCAAAGATTGCTTGCCCTGGTGCGCCACCTTGTCTGCGGAAAACCTTACCAGGATAAACAGTCAAGTCTTGACCAGGAGTCAGGTTAGATTCATCTACTTCGATTAACAGGTTCCCAGAAAGAACAGCGTTGTCAACTGCTAATCGCATGAAGCCATTCATGAGAGTTTGCGTATCATCCATGTTCTCAGCGAGTCCCACACCGAAGAAAGAGTACGGGTTAACTTCGTAAGGGGCTGCAAAGTAAGGTATTCTTTTAGGCGTGAAAGGGTTGATAACAAAGCGTAATACTTCTCCGTTACATACCCAACAATTGATTTGAACTTCATCTTCATCTTTGTAATCATCAGGGATCTCCAAGTTATTGTCACGAGCTATCTGAGCATCAACAGTACCCCAAAACTCTAAAACTTCAAATCTTTCAATACCAGTGCCAGAATAAGCTGCATTTCCTTCAGCAGTTTGATTATCGTCAAGATCGTTTTCCCACCACTCACGAACATAGTCTGGCCCATACTTAATAGCTTTTTCAATAGATTCAGATCTAAAGTATGGTCTTTTCTTTAGGTATCTAATTTGAGATCTAGTCATTCTATGACGCTCAACAACATAGTCACAGTCATACATGCTGTAAGCATCTGGATCTGGATAAAAGTTCCAAAGAGAAGTATACTCAACTTGCGGAACTGTTTTTACAATTGGGCTATACTCACCCTCATCGTCCCAGTTAGAATACTCTTTGTCAAAAGCAAACGGACCTTTCATAATACCAGTACCAAAGGTCACACATTCAAAGCAGCTAAATCTAAGATGTCTAGTTGCAGCAGATTCCTCTAACTGATCCTTAATCTTCTTTTCCATTTTTTTAGCAGCAACCATCGCAGGTTCAAACGTAATAGAACTTGGGGTAGCGCCTACACCTTCTTCTAGTCCTTTAACATCTGCAAGCTTTTCTTCTAATGGGCCTAACTTTTGTGCTAAACTTTCGGCTGTCTCACCTGGGGCAAAATCCATATCATCGCCAGGGAAGCCGTATAAACTGTTAAATTGTTCTTCTACTTGTTGTGCAGCAGGGTCAACATTAACTGCTTCAACAACACCTTCAGGAAGTGTCGTAGGATCTACACTAATCGGAAACTTATTCTGACTAAACAGAACATCAATTAGCTGACCATACGCTGCCAACACTTTCGTTTTCGTAACCTTAATAAACACACGCGACTTTTCCGTTTCAGTAAACTGAACGTCTGGGCCATAGATGCCCCGATAGTTTCTATACGCTTGAAGCCACCTTGATTCATCATGATATCTTGCATCCTTTGCTCTTTCAAATCTATCTTCAATGTAACTCACAATGTTACTATACGAACCCTTATCTTCATCACCGTCATCAAGAACATTAATAGTATCATTTTCGTAGGTATCGGACATAGTAACTCCTGTTAATATCCAAATCGGTTGTCAGAAGGACGCCAATTTGTTTTGGGTGTGTTTTCGTACGCAGTTCGTAAGTTAGTTGGCCTAGAAGAAACCATATACCTTAGTGCATCATAAGCGTGATCTTCAGCATGAGTATCGACATCTTCTGGGTTTCTTTTATCTAACGGGATAGATGCTAACTGTCTAATTACATTAGGACACGTTTCAAAAAATCTAATCCCTGGTTCATCAGTATCTTCATCGACCATTAGTCTTTTGTGAATCTCAATCTTACCACTTACACGAGATCCTGGTGATCTATCAGACGGTCTAAATCTACATCCCTCTGCATTTAGAGTTTCTGCAATAGATGGTCCTCTGTCACCTCGTCTAGCCCAGCAACTACTATCCAACACTGCATCATGGATTCGTCCGTCGCCCTCTTCAACTTCTCTAATCATGCGACCTAGTTGATCTGCCGTTAGTCGATTGACATAAAGCTCTCTATAAATCCAAATGTTATTATCGTAATCTATAGCACCCCACAAAATAGCAGAGTGAGAAGAGAACCCAAAGTCAGCAGCCCTAATCCTAGTCCAACCATGAGGAACCTCAAAAGGCTCTACTACATGAGTGACTCTGTTAAAGTCAGGGAACGCGCCTTCTTCAACAACATCCCAGTCTCCATAAAGAAACTGCTTACGTTTAACTTCTGGCAGCGATGCCAACATAGCAATGTAGCTGCCGTCTTGAGTTAGATAAGGATTATCCCAAACTGAGGCAGGAATAAACTTTCTGGTAATCTCAGTAGAAAGTGTCTTACCCTCTAACTCATATTCTACTT